ACATCTTATGGCTAATCATGTGCCTATGTTGGAGTATGCTGACTTTGATATTGAAGCAAAATTCAAAGAAGTAGCTGTACAAAGATTCTATGATTTTATTAAAGCTGAAGAAGAGTTTGCGGGTGAAGCAATTATCACTAAAACAGTTTAGGAGGCGCGATGATACTAGTTTGGATAACGTTTCTAACAGCTATTGCTATATCAGGAGTAGCTGCTTGGTTTAGTGTTATCGGACTAACACAAATATTTGCGGCAGCATTTTTGCCTGTTGCTATTATGGGAGGCGTGTTAGAACTAGGAAAAGTTGTAGCAGCTGTATGGACCCATCATCATTGGAGAGACCTATCTGTTATATCAAAAACAATTCTAGTTCCAATAGTAGGTCTTCTGATGGTAGTAACTAGTTTAGGTATTTTTGGACTACTATCAAAAGGACATAGTGCCCAAGAAATGCCTATTATCATAGTAGAGCAAAAAGTCGCAGTACTTGATACACAGATTCAGTTTGCTAAAGATAAAGTAACTGGATTAAATGTTAGACTTAATACACTAAATGAAGCACTAACTAAATATATTGAACTTGGTGCAGTATCTAAAGGCTTAGACAAAACCCAAGAAGATATTTCAAATATACAATCACAAATACAATCAGAACTAAATAATATAGCTGATCTAGAACAACAAAAACTTGAAGAAAAACTATCAATTAGTGAAATAGAAGCAGAGCTTGGTCCACTTAAATATGTGGCTAACTTATTAGGAGAAACAGATAATTTACAAAATGCAGTTACTATTGTTATTTTTATAATTATATTTTGTTTTGATCCTTTAGCACTAATTCTACTAGTGTTATCAGTTGATAGAATATTTAATAGACAACAAATATTTGATGCTGAAAACCTAACTAAACTAAAAGCTATTGAGTTAGCTAAGAAAAAACTAGGCTTAACTAGAGCTCAATCAGAAAAAATGAGTAAAGAGGCGATTGTTCAGCTACTCAATAATGCAAAATAAATGTACATTGTATTTGACAACTACCCTCCGTTTTGTTATAATATACAAAATGGAGGGTTTTTAAATGGCAAGAGCAAAAGTCAATACAAACGAAATTCCTGAATCAAAAATCAGACAAGTTATTTGGATGATAAAAGCCAACAAGACTAAAAAGGCTTGTTGTGAGCATCTTGGTATTGCTTATAATACAAAAAGACTTGATGCTATTATTCAAGAATTTAGAGATAAAGAAGAAAGACAAAAAGAACTTAAAAAGAAAGCAAGAGCTAAGGTTCTTTCTGAATCTGAAATTAAAAGCATTGTAACTGACTATCTTGATGGAGATAATCAGACTAATATTGCAAAACGAATGTATATCAGTCCTCAGCGAGTAAAAAAGATTCTGATAGAAAACAATGTTCCTATCAGAGCAAGAGGAAAAAATAAAGCTGCACAAGTAGATCACGTTGTACAAGACTTAGATGTAATTTTTAAAGCTGGAGATAGAGTATTTATTCCTTCTAAAAATACTTTTGCAAAAATTGCTGAAGTATATGACGAAGAGTGGATTGATTATCATAGATCTCCTATTCGTAGAAAATATATTGAATTACATGGTTTAAAATATGCTAGAAAAAAGTTTGGTGATTCGTATGAAGGACAAATAGGTGTCCATTATGAAATTTACTGGGAATATGATAATGGTAAATCTTGGAAAGAAGATGCTATTATTCGTGCGATTAAAAAAGCAGAAACCTATATTGAAGAAACTGGTAGAGAGTGGTATCTAAGCTATATGGAAGGCGATAGAGCAGGATACTTTTCTGGAACTAGAGATAAATTTTATCCGATAGCGAGTAGATAATAGATGAATATTGATCTTCAAAAACTGACAATAAAACGATTATTGTCAGAACAGAATCACGATTTCTTTACAAAGCTTAGCCCCTACTTTTTCTCAGGGGCTAACTCTTCTATTTATAACAAAATAGAGTCTTACTATAAAGCAAATCTTAAAATACCTTCAGAAGAAGAATTTTACCTTATCAATAAAGATGTTAACTCTCAAGAATATTTTGAGACACAAATTGTTGCATCTGAAAAGTATAGAGATATTGATAATGATTTTATTATTGCACAACTTCAAGATCATTTTGTAAGAGAAGAAACAATCTCTTTCTTGGATGGTTATATTGATCAGCTAGAAGATTTAGAAAAAATTGAAATAGTAGATAAAATACAAAATCATCTTTTAAAACTTAATAGTGCCTTGCCTACATCAGATGAGTTATTTGATGTAGCTGATCTTGATTTCTTTCCAAGCGCTGATGATTTTAAACTATATCCGTCTGGGTTAAGTGCTGAGTATGATGCAATTAATGGCGGTTTCGGATCACAAGAACTTGTTCTTCTTGGAGGCAGACGTGGATCAGGTAAATCTATTATATCACTAAACTGTTCTATCAATAGATTTTTACAAGGATCAACTGTTGCGTTTTTTAGTATCGAAATGCGTTACAAAGAAGTACATGATAGGCTTCTCAGCATTATTAGTGAAGTTCCGTTTCTTGATATCTATAAAAATAAACTAAGTGAAGAACAAAAGTTAAAACTAGCAAAAGCAAAGTTAGATTATTTCTTTGATAATACGGATCAAAAAGCAGTTGATTACTATAATGACTTAGAAAAGACAAAAGATTTCAAAGCATTTGAACAAAAGATGAAGTTTGATAAGCCTGAGTATAAAGAAAATCGTTTCTTTATTATTGATGACGCTGGACTAACTCTTAATCGTATTGATCATTATTGTAATATGTTTCAAGCTAAATATCCAAGATACACTATGGCTTGTGTAGACTATATTAATATCATTCGACACGAAGATCAAAAAGATTGGAAAAGTCAAATTACTATTGCAGAAAACTTAAAACTAATGAGCCGTAAATATGATTTAACAATGTTCTCACCTTATCAGATTGATGCTGGTGGTGAGGCTCGTTTTGCAAAGGGTATTCTAGATTCTGCTGATCGTAGTTTTAACTTCTTTCCGCCCGATGAAAATAATGATCCTAATCGAGTAGCTGTTCATACTACAAAAATTCGTAATGGTAGAACAATGAATTTTGATATCGGCATGAACTGGGAATGTACTAAAGTTGTAGCAAGTGATTCAAACTTAATCAATGAAAAACCTTTTGCATCTGCAAAGTATGGTAGTGAAGAAGATAAGCAACCAAAACGCACAAGAGAAATTGAGCGTGATCTATGATAAAAAAGTGGCTACAAAAACGAAAAGATAAAAAAATACATGAAAGACGTATGGAACAAATGAAAAAGAATCCATATAAACGTGTTGATAGTGAAAACATGACTGAGGTTGAAAAAATGGATAAAGGTTTTAATGGTAAAACCTATACAATGAATGGAATAGACATTGACTTCTGATACCGTACTTTGGATTATATGGTGTATTATATTTTTAATTACAGTAGCAGCACTACCTTTTATTGTGCGTATGCAATATCTATCAGAATTTTTGGCAAGGTGTTTTGGATAATGGACTTAACTGATTTATTAACTGATAAAGGTATATATTATAAAAAATCAAACAACCCAAGTGAGATTCTTATCACTTGTACATCTGGTGAGCACGTAGATAAAGATCCAAGTCTTAGTTACAATCTTGAAAAAGATATGTTTCATTGTTGGAGTTGTGGATTTAAAGGCAGTAAACGCAAATTTCTTGAAAGTATTGGTGTTTCTAGTAATATTACTTTTGAAACAAAACAATCTTTTAAGATACAAAAGTTAAAAAATAAAATCACAAAACTAATGGAAGCCAATGAATGTAATATGCCTACAGAATTTAGACTTTGGAATCAGAGTTACAAAGGTATTAATGAGAAAACGTTAAAAGAATTTGGTTGTTTTACTACAACAGAGATGGGTTTTGAAGACTATCTTTGTATTCCTGTTTATCAATTTGGTAAATTAAAGTTTATTGAGGGAAGATATAGATTTAATTCAAAAAACAAACCAAAATATAATCGTAAGCCTAATGGTGTAAATGTAACAAATATTGCATTTCCTTTAGATAAGCTTGAAGACAAATCTAAAGTTATAATAGTTGAAGGTATATTTGATATGTTAAACCTATGGCAACACGGAGTCAGAAACGTTTTATGTGTTTTCGGAACACAAAACTTTGGTGATCAAAAGATAAAACTATTTGATGATGTAGGTATTAGAAATGTTCAAATCATGTTTGATGGTGATGCTGCCGGACAAAGTGCTGCAGGAAAAATAAGAAATTTATTAACTAAGAATAATATTTCGTCTAGTATTATAAAGGTTCCACTAGGTAAAGATCCTGGATTATTAGTACCAGATGAAATAAAATCTCTATTGTCTAATGGATAAAATGTTGATATAATTATGTATGAATTAAGAATGAGGAAAAGTTATGAGTAAAAAAATTGCATTTGTTTATCCAGCTAAGATAAACAACCCAGACAAAACACTTGCTAAATTTATGGATAAGCATATCAGTGATGAGGCTGACTATGTATTCCTATGTTCTCAAGAAAAAGAAAAAATCTTGAAAAAAGATATTGATTGCGATATTGATAATCTAAAAAACACTTATGAGATTATTGTTCCAATTGGTGCAGAAGCTCTTAAATATGTTTGTGGTCTTACAGGTATTACAAAATATAACGGTATGTTTATTGAAAAGAAATTTCTTCCGTTAATTAATCCCTCTATGATTGTGTTCAAACCACAATACGAAGAAGACATTATTAAAGCATTTAATATGTTGGGCAAAATCTTAGTTGGCGAAGTTGATAATACTGCTCATGAAAAAGATTATCGCTTTATTGATAATCGTAATCAATTTGAAGAATACTTAGAAATACTAAAACAAGCAGATCCAATTGTAGTAGATATTGAAACTTCTGGTCTTAATCCAAGAAGTTCAAACGTGCTTGGTATTGCTTTAAGCACTAAACCCCATGAAGGCGTATATGTATCTTCTGAGATCTGCCACGCTTACAAGTCTGAAATACACGAGTTATTCAAAACTAGAAAATGTATTTTTCATAACGGAAAATTTGATATGGGTTTTTTAGAGTATGAATTTGATTTTGAGTTTCCTGATTTTGATGACACAATGCTTATGCATTACTGCCTTGAAGAAGCTGTAGGAACACACGGTCTTAAACCTCTTGCGCTTAGATTTACGGATCTAGGTGATTATGAAAAAGAACTAGATGATTACAAAAAAGTATTTTGTCGAAAGAATAAGATTAAACTAGATGAGTTTAACTATGGTATGATTCCTATTGATATTCTTGCTCCTTATGCAGAACGTGATGCTGATGCTACATTTCAATTATATAATAAATTCTGGCCTTTGATAGATCGTAGCGAGGGTTTTACAAAACTATACAAAGAAATACTACTACCTGCAACATCAGCTCTTATGCGCCTTGAGAAAAATGGTGGTTATATCGATACTTCTATGTTACAATCTGTTAAAGAAAACTATGAGATAGATATTGAAGAATGTATTAATGAAATTTCAATGCACGAAGCTGTACAACGTTATGAAAAACTACACGAAAAAACTTTTAACCCAAATAGCACTCTTCAATTGCGTGAAGTATTCTTTAAGATTCTTAGATTAAAGTCTACGAAGAAAACTTCGACTGGTGCAGAGTCTACAGATAAAGAGGTATTACAAGAACTAAACCATCCTCTTGCAGAAGCTATTCTTGATCTAAGAGAAAAATCAAAACTTACAAACACTTATTTATCTAATATTCAAAACGGAGTAGATGCGGATAGTCGTTTACGTTCAGGATTTAATATTCATGGAACAACCTCTGGTCGTTTATCTTCTAGTGGTAATCTAAACTATCAAAATATTCCTCGTGATAATAAAGATATTAAAAAAATGTTTAGAGCGAGAGATGGATTTAAAATTATGCAGTGTGATCTTCAAACTGCTGAGGTTTATTATGCGGCAGCTCTGAGTAATGATAGATTCTTACAACGAGCCTTTATTGAAAAGCTTGACTTTCATTCCTATATTGCTAAACAGATTTTTAACCTTCCTTGTGATGTGAATGAAGTAAAAAACACTTTTGGAGATAAAAGACAACACGCTAAAGCTATTACTTTTGGTATTATGTATCAAGCTGGTCCTGCAAAAATTGCAGAAACAGCAGGTGTTGGTTTTCAGGAAGCTAAATCTTTTATCAACAAATACTTTAACGAAGCCTATAATCTAAAGCGTTGGATTGATTCAGCTAATAGACAGATTGAATTAAATGCTTATATCTATTCATACTTTGGTCGTAAGCGTAGACTTCCTGAGTCTCGTTCTCCAAATCAAGGAGTATCTAAACACGCTATTCGTTCTGGTGTTAACTTCTTAGTACAATCTGTAGCATCTGATATTAATGTTTTAGGATTAATTGATGCTATGAAGTGGATTGATGATAAAGGATATCAAGAAGATATTCTTCCTTTTACAGTTGTGCACGACTCTATTGTTGCCGAAGTTAGAGAAGATCTGTGTGAAGAATGGGCAATCAATTGTACAAAAGCACTTCAATCTCCTAGAGGAGTAGAAATTGAGGGCTGTCCTATTGGTGTTGATTTTGAAATCGGTCCTAGCTGGGGAGAATTAGAGGGGTTTTAAATGATAAGTAAAATTATTGATACTATTAACTATCCTGCATTTGCACTAAAAGAAGCTCCTTATAAAGTAACTTTTAAAGAAGATAGTATTACTATTATAAAACAACCTGATGGTAAAGAATATATTTTTGATGTTATGGTTGAAGATGCTAATTCTTATGTAGAAAGACTATTTTATATAGAAGAAGAAATGAGTAATAGAATACAGTTTGACTACACTATCCTAAATAAAGAACAACTGGTTTTTAGTTATGAAAATCTAGGATGGTGTGTTGATGCTGTTGGAAAAATATTTAATCTAGGACACAAACAAAACTTACCAGTACAGTGTAGAAAAGTAAAGAATATTAAAGGAAATAAAATCTGGTTAGAAAAAATACTCGCTCCATTTAATCTTCCTGTAATAGTAGAAGAATCAAATGCAGATGAGCTATGGGCTACTATAGTAAGTATTAATAATGTTTGGTATATTAAAAAACTTTCATATGAATATATTAACTATGATAACTATTTAGTAACATGACAGAAAAAATTAATATTAAATACGCATCTCTATCAGATAAAATATATATCAATGGTGATGCGATAGAAGACATTGAGAAGTTTGAAAGAGCGTATAGTTATATACTAGACGATGTAACTTTTTATACCTATGATTATGATGAAGAAGAAGACGTATATTCAGTGCCTTCAAACTCTTATTATAAGTTGAATATTCAAGAATATAAAGATAAGAGAAATTTCTTTGCTAATGAAGCAGACAAAGCATTTAAATTTGCCGGTAGTCTTAGAGAAGAACAGCAAGATGTAGTAGATGCTTTCTTTAAGATAGGTAGAGTAAGAAGTGGTTTATTTCAGGCGCCTTGTGGTTGGGGTAAAACTTATGCAGCGTGCTCTCTTATTGCTCAAGCTGATATGCCTACACTCATTATTGTTCATACAAAACTACTATTTAAACAGTGGCAACAAGAATTAGAGAAACTAATACCAAATGCAGATATTGGATATATCGGAGATGGAGACTTTAAATTAACTAATTTAACTGTTGGAATATATAAAAGTGTTCATAATAATATGGAGCATATTAGAGATAAGTTTAGTTTAATTTTTGTAGACGAAGCACATTTGTGTCCTGCTGATTTATTTTCTACTACAGTTAATAATATTAATTGTAAGATTAAAATAGCAGTAACAGCAACTCCCCGTAGAAAAGACGGAAAACACATTGTATTAAATGACTTTTTTACACCGTTCAGAGTAGTAGCACGAGACGAAAAAGAGCACGAAACTCCTCGTATAGAATTAATACATACGGACGTAGCCTTTAATGTTATAGAGCCTAAACGAGACTGGTCAAGGCAAATGAATAAAATAACACAAAATAAAGCTTTATTATCTCTTATAGCAAAAGAAGCTACTCAAGACATAGCAAACGGTAGATGCTTATTGATATTATCTGAAAGAGTTGATATGTTAAAAACTCTGCAAAAAATGATAAATAAAAGCGTATTACTTATTGGTGAAACAGGTGAAGAAGATAGAAAAGAAATATTAAAAACAGCAGGGTCTAAATATATGGCGATACTTTCTACAAAAATATTTGATGAAGGTATCTCATGTCATAGGTTAGACACTCTTTATCTAACCTGTCCTAATAATAACCCTATCAAATTAGAACAAAGAATTGGTAGAATAATCAGAGAACACCCAGAAAAGAATGTTCCTCTTGTAAAAGATTTTTGGTTTAAAGGAGCCATTGTTAATAATCAACAAAGAAAAAGATTAGAATGGTATAAAACCAGAGGGTATGTATTGTGAAATATATGTTTAACTGGTTTGATCTAAAAACAAAATCCAATAACGAACCAGAATCTATATTAATCTTGACATATGCTATCACAAAAAGTTATAATTCTATTATAGCGTGGAATTCGAAACACCTTATGAATTCTTTAAAGATTAATAGAATACCTAGCACTTTGTTTAAAAGAAACTTATTAGTAAATACAAAAAAAGGTATAGTAAGTAAGTATAAAACAACATTACCTGATGCATATTTTAAAAATAAAAGATTTTTATTTTTAGATGTTTCATTAGAACAAAAAATAAATTACATATATTTATTAGGTCACAGAAAGTTATCTAATGAAAATGATTATTTAGATATTGATAATTTTAAAGATGAAATTATTGCCAATCTTTATAATCCACTGACAAAACATGAAAACAACAACTTAAAATTTATCTATGAAGGAGAATGATCATGGTATCATGGGACAAAACACAAGGAATCAAATCACAAGGCTCAAGCGATAGAAAAGAAATTCAAAGAATCACACTACAAAACGGAGATAATAAAATTAGACTAATTGGCGAAGTATTGCCTCGCTATGTGTACTGGCTAACTACCAAAGACGGAAAACGTATGCCAGTAGAATGTTTAAAGTTTGACCGAAACACCGAACAGTTTTCTGGAACAGAAGATCCTTTTGATGAAATTTCACCTGATATCTATGCAGATAAGCCTCAATTTGCTTACGTATGTAATGTGATTGATCGAGGAGATAATCAAGTAAAACTATTTGATTTAAAAGCAACTATTTATCGTCAAATTGTAGACTTTGCTAAAGATGCTGAATATGGTAATCCAGCAGACGAAGCATCAGGGTATGACATTACTATTGTAAAAGAAAAAACAGGTCCTTTGCCTCAAAACGTAAAGTATACTGTAAGACCCGCAAGAGCATCTACAGCATTAACTGATGAAGAAAAGTCAGCAGATCTATTTGAACTAGATCGTATCTATAAGAGACCTGACTATACAGAACAAAAACGTTGGTTGTTAGAAAACACTACTATGTTTGCAGCTGACGATGACAACTCGTTTTCGCCTGAAAGCGTAGAGGACCTTGACTAATGGCTAAAAAATACAAACTTTCAGATATACTAGAAGAAAATGAAAGTAAACCGGCACAATCTCCTCAGAAAAAAACTGAGGGGGCAGTGTCACTACCTGCCGCTATAAAACAAATTGAAGGCAATCAAGTTACTATTGATACTTCAGTGTTAAGAAAGAATAATATCTTTTTTGCCACACCTTGTTATGGTGGATTAATTACTGATCAATTCTTTTTAAGTATGTTTAAAACTACACAAACACTAATTCAGCACGGGATTAATTTTAGACTTACTACTCTTAGAAATGAAAGTCTAATTACGAGAGCACGTAATATTCTTACTGCTATGTTTTTAGAAAGTAATTGTACTCATTTGATGTTTATTGACGCAGATATTGAATGGGATTCAGAAGCAATTATTAGAATGTTAGCAATGGATAAACCTATTATTGCAGGAGCGTATCCAAAAAAGACTTTACCAATAGACTATGCAATTAATTTAAAGTTTGTTGATAAAGAGCGTAAACAAGTAAGAGTAGAAAACGGAGCAGTTGAAGTTTTAGATGCTTCTACAGGATTTTTTATGATTCGTAGAGATACTATTGAAAAAATGATTGAAGCATATCCAGAACTCTACTATATTAACGATAGTTCTATTGACCCTAAATTTAATCAATACTGCTATTCACTATTTGATACTATTCATGATCCAGATGATAATAGATACCTATCAGAAGACTATACTTTCTGTCGTCGTTGGCAGAAAATTGGTGGAGAAATCTGGTTAGATCCAAATACTAAACTTAATCATGTTGGAAGTTATACTTTCCAGGGTGATGTTAACAAAATATTTAATTGGAATAATTAAATGACAAAAATACTTCACTCAGCTGACTGGCACATTAACCTACATAAGAAAAAAGTACCTATTGAGTGGCAAGAAAAACGTTTCAAGCTGATGTTTCAAAAACTTCATCAGCTTGAAGAATCTTGTGACATACACATCATTGCAGGAGATGTATTCGACAGAAAGCCAGAACCTGATGAAATATGTTTGTTTTTATCTTACATTAATTGTGTGTCTATACCTACCTATATAATTCCAGGTAATCATGAAGCAACAAAGAAGGGCGAAACCTTTTTAGAGCACTTTTTAGAAGACGCAGTTATTACTAATCCTAACGTCAGACTTTTTACCAAAAATCAAAGAATAAAAGAGCCTAATGAGCCAGGAATACAGTTTTGGCCATACGGAGAAATGCAAGTAGATAACTTACCAGAATATCATGAAGGAGATATTTTAGTTGCACATATTAGAGGTGAAGTACCTCCTCATATTACGGCTGAGTATGATTTTGAAAAGATTAGAAAATGGGGTTTAATCTTATTAGGAGATATTCACTTTAATCATAGGTATAAAGATTATGGAGCCTATTATAGCGGTAGTCCTATAAACACTCATTTTGATCGTGATAATAACAAAGAATATGGAGTTAATATATTTAATTTTATTGATAGTTCTAATTATTCAGTTGAATTTATTGATTTAAAGCTACCAAAACTAATCAGAAAAACAATAAAATCTGAAGAAGAGATGAAACCTGATGGCTATGACCATGTAGTGTATGAAGTTGTAGGGTCGATTGATGATCTTTCAAAAATTAAAAATTCAGAATTACTAGATAAAAAAGTGTCTTATGAACCGTCAGAAGAAGCTACACTAGATTTAAAAAATTTATCACTAACAGAAGAATTAAGAAAGTATCTTGAATATATAAAGGTCTCAGACATTGAAGGTACTCTAAACGAATTTAATGATTTACAGGTAGAAAAATGAAACTAGAATGTCTCTATCCTGATTATGGATATTTTTTATATACAGAAGCAACAGAGATTAATCAGTATAAACAAGAAATAGCTG